GCTCTGGAGAGATTAATCCTTTCTCCATAATCTGGCCTATCCTGGCCCGATACTCTGTTTGATGTTTACCCATATGACACTTAAGACTACTTCGGGGGTTTGGAAAACTTCTAACCTGCTTTTGACGAATGGTGCGGTGCAGCAATCTCAGACCGTAACAGTAAACGAACATAGTTCGCTCGAGTCATACTCGAATCCGAACTGGAAACGTTTAGTTGCGACGGGTCAAGAGGCTACTACTCCGTTCATCGCCACTCGGCAGGTAGTTAATCCAATTAATCCCTGTTGGTTTAAGTCTAGGCGTCGTAGGCTCATCGATGGATTCATCGGTGGGAGCGAATATTCGGGTTTTCCGAATTTCGGTTATTCCGGTAATATAGCTCCCTTGGATGCGTCGTACTTCAATACGCTGGATAACCAGCTGGTTGGACGATTCGCCAAGAAGTTACTGGACGCACAGCGTACCCTTGACGGGGCCGTTGTGTTGGGTGAACTTCGCGAGACATTATCCATGGTCGCACGGCCAGGAAAGGCGCTTAGAGAGGGGTTGCAACGCTACCTTAAGCTCGCAGAGAAGCGAGCTCGGAAGACTGCGCGACATCCTTTCTATCGCCGATCAGGACGTGATTCACGACGTCGGATTCTCACCGATGTTGTGACCGGGACATGGCTCGAAGGTGCCTTTGGTTGGGCACCTTTACTTGGTGATATCGACTCTGGTATGGAGGCCCTTGCGGACCTTCAGTATCGGACTTATCCGCCTAGGCGGACGGTGTCGTCATTTCTCCCGTTTAACTTTGAGCGCAATAAGCAAGAGTTTCTAGCCTTTAACACTAATCGGGATGGAATTTTAAAATTTAATTCCACCGAACTTGTTGAGGGCTTCGTGAAGCTACGCGGTTGCGTCGTTTTAAAGAACGCGGGTGAGCCATCGTGGACACAAACGTTAGGCCTCACGGCCAAGTCGTTTGTTCCGACTCTATGGGAATTGTTACCCTGGAGCTTCCTCGTCGACTATTTCACTAATGTCGGCGATATCTTGTTGGCTTATAGTTACGGAAACATGAAATGTGCTTGGGGTGTTTACACCCGTAAGTATCGTATTAGTGTCCTCCAAGATTATAGGTATGACTTGATTCGCGATCCCGAGTGGGTTTATGACCCAGTCAGCCTTATATTACCAAATGTAAGGATAGGCTATGAATATACTCTTCGTTCAGCACGCAATGGCCCATATGTTCCTGAGTTGCAGTTCTCACTGCCTACCTCGTGGAAACAATGGACCAATATTGCAGCGCTGTACGGTCAGCATAATTCAGCTCGAGACAGAATCGGTGGGCTGATTGAAAAAGGCGCCATCGACCATAACAACCATCAGCGGGCGTGAGAGCCCCACATAAGGTGATTCATGACGATTAGCGTTACTACCCCAGTTACTGGGGGCGCGCAGACCGGTTTTACGTCTCCGACGTACACGGTCGTTGTTGACAACCCACCGAATGCCTCCACAGGCAAGCAGTGGGCAGTGTCTGCCACGGGTGGTACCCAGACAGGTGTCAGGGTTCACTCAATCTCAGATCCTTTTACCCTTACTGTTGAACGTCCTGGCGTCCTAAAGACGCTAGCAAACCTCATCAGCGGAGTAACGGGTCTGTACGGAAAGGTCCCGGAAAATAGTTACAAAGGGTTTTTCATCCGCAAGGGTGTAAATATCTCCGCGAACAACCTTCCGAGAGTCATGGAAGTAGACTGCCGTATCCGCGTCCCTGCGGGTGCCGACAGCTACGACCCCGCCAATGTCAGAGCAGCCATTTCATTGGCTGTTGGATACCTTAATCAGGTATCTGCAGGCCTGGGTGACACAGTCACTTCAGGCACTCTGTAATTGTGGAGTGTCAACATATGAAATTAAAGTATGTTGACCTACTTATTGCCATCATCCGAGTCTCCTTAGGGTTCTTTGGAACCCCGAGGCGAAGACGGCGGCGTAAAACTCCTGGCGTGTGATCCACGCTGCGATCCGTATCATTATTGGAGAAAGGCAGATGTCTCAACTCAGAGCTAATGTTCTTTACTCGTATGTCGAGAGCGACTTACAGTATTACCTACCATCTAGGATCATTGATGACCCTGGGCAGTGGACTACTGGTTGGCCGGGCGCTCATCCGCAGCAAGTAGCGGCTTGTCGGTTGCTTACTTCTTTATTGAAGAAGCATGCTGGCGACGTCTACTACTTAGCAGATGAGCGAGCGTTGCAATTGTTTTTAGATTGCAATCAACGTTGCGCCGAATGGTTGCTACCAAGCGACCGTTCGTTAGTTGAGGATGTAATCCTTGGCGAATTGCGTGATGTTATCAATAAGTTCTGGTATAGAGGGAAACCTCCGTATTATGGACTAGTTGAGAATCCCCTGGTCCTTCTTGATGAAGGCTACATGGGGCCCGGTGCGAGCCTCCGGCACTTCGGGAACGATTTCTATACGAAATTGTTCTCGGGGCCGGTTACGGCTACCTCGTCGCTTTTGGTGACACTCTATCACCATTGGTGTGGTTTTAGGCCTAGTTGGTCCGCAGCTGAGAAGCTTCGAAACCAACATTTCGCCACCCACATTGTACGACATAACCGCCTTAGCTTCGTTCCGAAGTCTACGACGATATCGAGGACCATCTGTATTGAGCCTGGGCTGAATATGTTTTATCAGCTTGGTCTTAAGCAGATCCTTGAGTCACGACTTAAATCCTTCTTTGGGATAGACCTGTCTAAACAACAGGCCGTAAATCGTGAGCTGGCGCGCACTGGTAGTGTCGATGGTAGCTTCGCTACTATTGATCTATCTAGTGCGTCTGATACTATCAGTTTAAGTATGCTGCGATGGCTCTTGCCAAAGCAGATGCTTGAGCTGTTGGAGCTCTTACGGGCTCCTCAGTGTCAGTTGCCAAATGGGGAGTCTGTCGACCTCCATATGATTAGCACAATGGGTAATGGCTATACGTTCCCGTTACAAACGCTAATCTTTGCGTCTGTCGTTTCTGCAGTCTACCGTATTATGGGTATACCTTTAGATAAGGGAACTTATAGTATGCCGAACTTTGGGGTGAATGGCGATGACATCATCGTCGTCGGCCGTGCTTATAGCATGGTTGTTAAAATCCTCCAGTTATTAGGCTTTAAGGTGAACGCAGAGAAGTCCTTCTTTGAAGGGCACTTCCGCGAGTCGTGTGGTGCAGACTGGTTTCAAGGATTCCCCGTGAGGGGTTTTTACCTGAAAGACCAGACGGATCCCATTGCTCCGTATGTAGCTTATAACCGTCTAACGGCATGGTCGGCCTCGACAGAGGTCAACCTTCGCTGTACCTCTGATTATCTGCTTAAGTGCGGGAAGTTTATTCCTGTACCATTCGCAGAGTCAGATTCTGCAGGTTATAAGGTATCTTCCTTACATCTCCGTCTCAGGAGAGGTAAGAACGGCTCGTACTCTTACACTAAGCTCGTGCCTAATGTGAGGTACTTGTCGTTTGGCGAAGATATCGTTAACGCCCCACGTGGAGAACGCCGCCGGATGTTTAATCCAGATGGCGTTTTTGTTACCGCGGTGGGCGGCTACTTGTCTAGCGGTCGCAAGGGTGAGCCTAGCCGGCTCTCTCTCAGAAATGAGAACCCAAGCTATCGCACGAAGCCGGCAACTTGGCCCCATGAATGGGACTGGGTTGCCGACGGTGGGCGAAAGCCTATCGTCGAGGGGGCAATTCCGTTGTCCCCTCCCCCCGGGGCCCTGAGACGGGCCCGTACGCCTTAACTGGCGTAGGTTAGCT